ATCGACAGATACTTGTTGGGGTAGGTGCAGGCACAGATTAGTATCTGGGTGAAAGTCTAGATAGACTATTTGCTTTCTAATATTATCCCCAGTGTAGATTAGACATGAATTATTGATATAGGCCAGTAACAGACTCAACGGTATATAAGTTAGAACCGTAGTTGAGGTTGGTGAGGATGTCTTAGTAGTAGTCTCTACAGTAAGGGTAGTATATTTTACGAAGTCTGCTAGCTTTAAAGGTGCTACCTTGTTTGCTGTTGTACCTTTACTCCTATCTCTCATGTACCTCCTACTAAACCCGTGTTTAAAATTATCGTAGATATCACCGGGAGTTTTACTCGAATCTATTAGGTTTAGATAATCTTTACCTGTTGAGAATACTTCTTTCATCTTAGCTTCAAAACCTGCTAAGTTAGGAGTTGTACTGTAAGCATTAGCGTTGGCAAAGTTCTTAACTTCGGTTAGGAAACCTTTTAAAGCTGAGTCTACTATTATCGGAGTGGTTTGATTGGTAGCAGTTCCGCCTTGTGAAGGCTGTGTAATTGCTGGCATATTCTCCTGACTATTAATCTTCAAAGATTCAGCTAATGAACCTAGACCGGTAACTTTAACTGTACAATCATAGCTTCCGTCTCTATTCTGTACCCATTCGTAGTTTGTAATAAACCCAAGCATTGCATCATAGTTATATCCACTCTCTATTCTTTTCTTCTGTATTTCATCTTTGATGTCATCTGAAGTAATACCTTTTGCAAAAGCATCTATAGTCTGTACAATTGTAGTCTTGACATGCCCTTCGTTATCAACGTATGTACTATGTCCCCATTCAATCAAGCAGCTAAATCCTAGTCTAAAATATAACATATCTAAGATAGATAGCTGGTTTAGATTCCAGGCCTTAATCTTAACTGTTGCAGAATATACTGCTCCTACTGGTGGTAGAGATTCAACTGTCAGAGATACTATACCAGGCATAGGTCTATACCCCAACTCTCTAATACCTCCTGCTCCATATGCTCCACTATAAGGATCTTGTTTAGTTCCAATTCCAGACCTCATTGTAACAGGTTTATCAACACCATCTCCTGCAGTCGACGCTCCTCCTGATAGAGTCCAGTGCTTTGCTAATTCTACTCCATTTTGAACAGGAACCTCTCCGTCCATTAACTTTTCAATAATATCTGCATCTTGCATTATTTCTGTAAAGGAGGACATTTTAATCCAACAGTTCTTGTTACCTAGGTATAACAAATCTGTGTGAGTTCTTAACCCTGTTTGACTAAGTATATTTACTCTCTGTTCTAATTGATTTAAAATTCCTTGATCGAGTGCTCCTCCAATTACATTATCGGGTGTTAACATATAACTTTTTTATTTTATCTTAATGAATTAATTCGTGTATAGTTCGCTAGTACACTTTGTATATCCGCTGGTATTCTTAACTGCTTACCTAGGGGCGGTATCAAACTATCTCCAGGTAGAGCGTTAGCGGATGCTAGAACCCAGTACAAGCTACTATCTTTATAGTAGTTATACGCTAATAGGTCTAGTCTATCTCCTATAGTTGGTATAATATAAATATCACTTTCTGTCACAGGGATGTCTGGGTAAATATTATTTAAGTAGTATCTTTTACCCGATGGTGTTTTTGTTGCGGGTACGGCAAGGTATCTATTTGGCATATCTTATGTACTTATAGGTTTAGAGCTCTTGGTGTTTGATTCAAAAATCGATTTGCTACTTGTGGATTAACTGTTCCTGGTATGCTAGGCGGATTGCGTGGTAGGGCAACTGTCTGTCCAGGAGCTGGTTTAGGTCCGAATTGAGAATTTTTACCTACTCCAAATTTATTACCTTGTGATGAGTTGTCGGTTGGATTAGGAGTTATTAAAGGTGTTATGTTAGCATTATCAGGATTGTTTGACCTATTAGCACTTGGTATCCAAGATCTTCTTGCTAAGAAATCATGTATAGGTGTAAATTGACAAGATACTTCCAGGACGTGTGGTAGTTGGTACATATCCTCATCCTTACCGCCCTGACCGTCATCGGCAGTAATCTCCCAAGGTGAATCATCCGGTATAGTTATATTCATAGATGTAAAGAAGCCTGGCTGCCTTACGATGTAATCTCCTATAGTTAATCTAGTTATGGGTGCTCTCATAAATCCACTTCCTAGATTGGTTCCATTTGTTCTAATAAAGCTTTGATAGTCTGGATATAATTGAGAAACTAAGTAGTTTAACTTTCTGTATAGAGGTCTCATCTCCTGTCTAGTCTGCGGAGCTATTTTAAATGAAAACGATAAGCTTCGTGTAAATCCGTTGTAGGCATAAAAGTTTTCTCCTCTACCCACATACTTTACTGGTGAGTATTCTGCTGCATGATTATCTTGGATTGCAGTCAGGAAAGCTCTAAATACTAGTAAGCTAGCACCAGCCGCTCCTTCACCTGGCTGATCTGGACTATCTACTTCGATTGTTTCAATATTAAACTTGACTAAGTCTTTCGGTACTCTACCTGCATCTAGTGTATGATCGTACTTTGGTATAATATCTTTATAGTTTACTTGATCTATTCCCTCATCATTTTGTTGACTGTAATCAACTCTTTTTAAGTTGGGTGAGCCAGGATCTCCTGTATTGTACTTGCTTGATAAGTTATTGTTTACATCGTATCCTTCAGTAGATGCTATCTGACCTTTGAACTGAAGTCTAAAATCTTCTTTTACAATAGAGTTTAGGTTAGGTCTATCTCCCGAAGCTGCTTTGAGTTGGTTGTAGTTTAATGCGTAAGCGAAATTACCAGCAGATATAGTCCCTAGAGTAGTTCCTGGTAGCTTTGAAGGAGTTGTTTTGTCTTCAGCCGGAGTACTTGCCCAGTAGTACATAGGTACGTCTACTAGTATACGTTCATCTAAACCTCTTTTATTATTGTCATACAGTTTAAGTATGCTCCCTGAAGTAGCTGTTAGAGTTCTACCTAGGAATAATCCGTCTCTGTGATTTATATTTGCTCTCTGTTGAGTCTCATTACTAGTAAGTGCGTAAAAAGCTCTAGTTCCCCATGTAGTGCCTGCTTTACCTTCTTCGGTTAGCGCCGTGTTAACTCTCCTATGAATAGTTGTTAGACCTATACCCCCTATCGAAGTCGGCCCGCCGGCATATTGAATTAGTAGGTTAGGATTGCTTGATATCGCTAGCTTAGTCATTGCTTTTTTAGTAGCTGCATTACCAATTAAACCTACGATCTTTGATTCATATAAAGTAACCAATCTCCTGGGATTAGGAGAATCTGTTCTCTCCTGGGCTACATATTCATACTTGGCCTGGAAAGGATTTATTGGCACCGTTCCATGTCTATCAAAGTGAAACCCTGTACCCTGTACACCTACTTGGGCTAGTGTATTCAAACCTCCATTATAGATTCTAGTATTTTCAAGTATACCTATTGACGATAAATCCGAACCAAAACTAATACTATCTCCGGTCTGTATCTTAGGATTAGCTAACTGTAGAGCTTCTTGTTTGGCTATGAATAAAGGTCCTCTAGACTTATCTTTGAAGAATTTACTGATACGTAATTGATCGTATTTAGCTGCTTGACTAGCATATGCACCTCCCTGGCTTAGATCAAATCCAGCTCCAACGCCAGGAAAATCCAAACTATTCCTATTGTTCTGATAGTAGTTTAGTTCTTCTTGGGTAGCATTTTCGGGTAGATCAAACTGTATATAAGGTTGGCCGCTAGATCCATTACCTGGTCTATCGTTACCGTATTTTAAACTCTTTAGGTTTGTCTTTGATGTTATTAGTGGCATCTTGTTATGAATAATATGTTGATGATCCTGGGTTTAATAAATTTCCATAACTCACCGGTACGTTTACACCTACGGTATTTGCTAGTGTTTGGCCATCTACTTTTATAGTAGTATCCTTGGCTAGGATAGCCATCAAAATACGATTCTGCTCTTTTAATTCGGCAACCATTTCATCTGTTCTTCCTAGCCTAGTTCCTCCCTGAACTGTAATGCCAGAATTTCCTCCTGATGCAGTTATGGTATCTTCGGGGAGAGGATTTATGGTAAAGTCACCCATATCTGCTTTATAACTACGGCTACGTTTTTCTGATTGTATAGACTCTCTCTGAGTTTCTTGATCTCTTGCAACTCGTTCCTGTAAAATTTTATGAGCTGCATCAATTTCTGCTCTCTGTTCTGGAGTTAGTTTTTCATTAGATACTCCTTGGTATTGAGTTAGTGTAGCACTAGCTTCTGTTTCCTCTCTACTAATTCGTTCCGTCTTCACTCCTCTTCCAAAAAATGTACTAAATCCACCATGTTTAACTAGAGATTGCACTAAATCTGTGACTAAGTTTACTAGTTTATCTAATGTTCCTCCGTCTACTAGTTTCTCAAAAGCTTCTTTAGCTTTATCTAAAGCCTTAGCAAATTTATCTTGAGCTGATTCTTGAAGTAACGCTTTGTAGGCTTGTTCTCCTAAAGTTTCTGCTATCTCTTTCTGTGTTTTTCCACTCTTCTCTAGTAGTTCAAACTGCTCTAGTATGGATTTTTTATCATCGTAATTACCTAACCTACGTAATGCCCCAATTGCTTTTTGCTTCAATAACATATCTGCCATGTCATCTCTAGACATTCCTAGAGATTTTGCATAAGCTTCTTGGGTAAGACGGTTCATTTGAGAGTATTCGTTATAATCCCCCATATTCTTAGCCATTTCATCCATTAACTTATCTGTTTGATTAGTTAACGCATAATATCTAGCTGCGTTAAGGTTTATTTCCTTACCTGTTAACAACTCGGCCTCCATCTGAGCTTGAATCGATGATTCAAAGTTTAAAAGTGAGCTTGTAGTACTCTCTACTTTTTCCATTGTAGTTCCTAATTGTATTGCCTTAGTAACTGCAAGTGCAAGAGCTTCGTAACTTCCTTTAAAATTTAATTTAATACCTCCGGAAGCCTTTAATACACCTTCTAGAACTTTTTTCTCTTGGACGAAGATACCTGATGCTGCTTCAGCAGCTCTAGCTGTACCTAATATACTCTTCTCTACATCTTCAGCATCTTTACCTGTGGTGGCAAACGCTATTGACAGTCCCGTCATAGCTTCTTCTGAGAGTTGAATGATGGTTTTAGCTATAGTTAGTTGCTGTAGATTTTCTCTCTGCAATACTATACTTGTACCTAAAGCATCATTGAATGCAAATTGAGTAGCTACAATATCTTTTTGTAGGAGTATAGTACCTTTTAAGGTAGTTGAGTAATCTTGAGCAGTGTCTGCAACTTCGTAAAAATAATCACGTACACCCGATGCTTCTTCTTTAGAAATTCCTAAGTTTCTAGCAATATCTGTAACCTGTTTATCGGCAGCAAACATCATCTCAACTAACATCTTAACTGCATCAACCGCTAATTGTATTAGCGCAAGAGGGCCTAATGCTGCTGATAAAGATGATCCTACAGATTTAGCTCCAGCTCCTAGCGTCTGAAATAGGTTTCCACCTGAATCTGCAACTCCTTTCATTCGAGCTTCTGCTGCTTCTAAATCTAGTGTTTTACCGATGAACGGAATCTTTTTTAATCCACCGAGTATACTACTGGCTAATGCTAGTGTTTTTTCTGTTTTAGATACTACAGCATACTGTTTTTCGTACTCAGCAGTAATTTCATCTACACTTGATTTTTGTAAGTCTAACTGTCCACTAATATCCTTTAAAGCTAAAATCTCAGCCTGCAGGTCCTCTGCTTTATCTAAATTACCTCGTCTTCTTGCTGCTATTGCATCTTCTTCTAATTTAGCACTCTGGTTTTTAATATCTTTTAACCTTAGTTCAATAGCAGTAGATGTACTTAGTGCCTTACCTATATCTCTACTAATATCTCGGGAAGATATTTGACCCGTAACTATATCTCGTTGATTATCAACAAGATTACCGGTCATTTTTTTAAGTGCATTGTATATTCCTGCTGTATCCCTAAGTAGACTTTTGTTTTCTTGTATATAGCCTTTTTGCGAAGAGATAGCGGCTCCTAGATCAGCTACTTTATTTGAAATACTTGAATAGGTATCTAGCTGGTCTTCTAAAATATTTTCAATACTTTTTAACTTTCTACCATACTCTTCCACACTGCCTATCAACTCCCTAAAAGCCTTAGCGGTTATATCTCTAGTAATTTGACCGGTACGGGTTAGAGTCTCTTTTAAACTCTTCTCTGCCTGTGATAGGTCTGGTTGTATGTTATCGTCTGCGGTAGCCATATTCTATACTTTGTACATATAAATAGGAAAAAGGCGACTATTTCTTAGCCGCCGATTTAGTTTTTGTTACATAGTCTGCTGGAGGTTGTTGGATGTTGGGTTTAAATATCTGAGCTGGATCTTGAGGTTGTGTAGTATTACTAGCATTCTTCTTTTCGTAATACCCTTTCATTTTATTAAAGGTAAACTTCCTCAACCAAATCGGCATATTATATATCGTCTCCCAATCATATCCTCCCTGACCATGAAACACAATTTCGTGTATTTCTGAGAATAGACCTATTCTACTCATCTGACCCTGGCCAAAAAAAGTCTAGCCCGATTGGGATATCAATGCCCTCCTCTGCATCGTCTGAGTAGTGTTTTAATTCTACGTCTGGAGATACTTTTTCGTAATAACTTCTCAATACTCTTGAATCTTTTGCAACCAAGTAATTATCGACAAATTCACGGATAGTTTTTTGATCTCTATCTCCATTCACTGATGTGATGATGTGTTTGAGTCTTGTGGTTCTATCAAAAGAACCTTTGGGTGATAGCTTTAGTAAGCCTTTAATCTCTGCATCGATCTTCTTGTCGTCTCCATGAGATAATAGCTTAAATGTAATAGTAGTACCGGTGGTAGGAAGATCAAGAGAAAACTCATTTAAACCCTGTTTAACAAGTGTTTCATCTAAGGGCTTATCTCTTAGTTTAGATAAGTCACAGGTCACCTTCTCTTTTTGACCATTTGAATTAACGGTTTCGAAAGTATAGTCTTTACCGTATCCTAATACACGGGCAGCAACCAAGATAGCATTCTTATCTCCGATCAATAACTCATCGTAGTTAACTTTGGTTACGATTAGAGCTTGTAGAAGTTTATCAATAACTGTACCATCTTTTAGGTAGTTACTGTTTGTGAGTATATCTTCCTCTTTTGCGGTCATGTACTTCATCTGTATTTCACCACTCGATAGAGGCGATTCTTTTGGATATAGTAATCCTTTTGACGGTAGTTCTACTGTTTCAGTAGGTAGGCTAAATTTTGAAGCCGATTGTGTTGGTGTTTGCATAACGTTGTAAATGTTTTTATCTATATATAAATATCTACAAACAAAAAAAATCCCCTATTTTCATAGAGGACTTTAATTTTATTTTTTTCTTGATTAGAAATTTAGAACACAGTCTAAAAGTTGAGGACGCAATAATCACAAGCTAGTGTTACAGCTAGTTCGATTGCTGCATCTGCAGACCAATCATAATCACCAAATGTAGCAGTCTTAACGTAAGCACCTTTTATGATCCATTCTCCGATGATATCACCTACTGGTCCTAGAGAGTTTAGAGTGATGTCTTTTTTATAGAAATCAGAATAACCATCTCTACCTGTTACAGATTCGTGTGCTAGACGAGCCCACTCCATCACCGATTGTGCTCCTGAAGGAGTGATTGGATTGTATAAAGCTAGTGTGATATCATTCCATTCAATTTTACCTTTTACTTTACGGTAAACATTGATGTGGTCTAATTTAATTACACCTGCTTCAAAGCCTGGTGCTGACGCCTTTTTAACTAAGTAAGAAGGGATACCGTCGATATACATAATGAACCTGTTTTGTACCTGTGGTTCAAATGCTGTGAAAAATATTTCGTTTGGATCTAATACTGCCATTGTCTTGTTTATTTAATATAAATATACTGGTTTACTAAAATTGTAACTTATTTTTGATTAATCTGATGATTGACCACGTGATACGATTGCTATCCAGGTTGAACCTTTTTGATACATTTTTTTAAGTGTTGTACCATAGCCTTGAAAAGGAAATCTTTTTTCTATATCTGCTACCTCTTTCTCTACCTCTCCTTTATCATTTGAGGTGATGATGTATTCGATATGACCTCCTCTTTTTGGTTCCTGTCTTACTTTAGCTGCTTCGTCTTGAAGCTCTTCTTCTTTTAAGAATCCTTTCTTTTTAAAAGATTCATATAGTTTAGAAGGTATTCGTACTTTTATAGTTTGCATTCTTTAGTCTAGTTGTTTAATTATACTCCAAATGTTTTACCGGTTGGTTGAACGTTGAAGTCGATCATAATAAATTCGGCAGTTCTAGTTGGCTGTAAGTAAATCGCACCTACTAATTGGTTTCTATCAATTACATCCGGTGTGTTATTTGAATCATCCATCACTACTTTGAAAGCGTATAAACCTTGTTTTTGCTGTACATATTGTAAGTACGGGTTAACTTGGTTTAAGAAGTTATTACGTGTTGATTGTGTATTTTGTTCGAATACTAATCCTTCTGCAATATTTCCAATGTAACGTTTTAAAGCGATTAATAGTCTTCTTACACCTACTCTGTCTAGAGCGGTTGGTTTAGCTTGTAGAGTCTTTTGACCGTAGATTACTGTACCTTGACCTGGGAAGATTGCGATTGGATTCACACTCGCTGCATATAAGATATCACGTTGACCTACTGTCAATCTTCTTTCTGGTTGAATAACTGTTGTTAAACCACCTCTAGTTAGACCTGCTGGAGCGAACCATTCTGCAGATATCTTATCACTGTATTCATATACTGCAGGTACGATTGTAGATGCAGGGCAGAAAAATAATTTACCTGTTTCTTGAGATCTTAATTGAACCCAAGGCCAATATGTTGCACCGTAGCTTGAATCTAAGGTTTGAGCTTGTTGAGTAGCAGTTGTAATATTTTGTGCATATGAAGTCATATCTACCACTGAGATACTTGTACCTCTGGTCTGTGATAGACTCAATAAATCACTCACTTTTGAACTTGCATTCTGTGCTGTTAATCCAGGTGCAGAAATGGTTTTAAAATCGTATTGATCTTTATTACCTAGTAATCCGATTGCTACTGAGTAATCACTCTTGAATACACCTTGAATATTTGTAGTTGGTGATGTTGCTACACTATCTGCTACTGGAATATTTTCGAATAGATTCATTCCAGCTGATTGAATAGTATTACCTACCGCTCCACCGAATGCTCCATTTAGTGAACCAGATCCTACTACCGGCATATAGCTTAGGTACTGTGTCTGTGCTCGTCCTTGATTGTCTAAGTAATTTGGCGTTGGATATGCTACTGATTTAACTCTAATATATCTACTTTGATTTGGATAAGATCCACTGTACTGTAAGTAGTATGCACCAGTTTCATCTTGTGCAGCTGTTGTATTTTGATCTCCGATTACATAGCTGATATAGTTAGCTTGATTTGGATCTAAAGATAAATTGTTCCAAGTCTCTAATACGTTCTTTTGTTGTTGGTAATCATCTCCTCTTCTTACTACTAGAGTAAATAAACCAGATCCAGTATCACAGAAACTTACCTCCCATCTAATGTTATTAGCTGAACCTGACTGTAATGAACTAGTAGCAGCTGAAGCTGAGAAATCGTTATTCATTAAAGTACCTTGAGAGATTGTCTCTAAAGTAAATGCTGTTGCTAAAGTAGATGAAGTTCCGCCTGCTAGAGTTCCAGAAGCTGCTGTAGAACCTGTAGGTGTACCTACGTATAAGCCTGTGTAGAATTTAGTTCCGTTTAGAGCTGTACCTGCTGAAGAAGCACTTATAATTAATTTAGTACCTGAGCTTGATAATGTAAATAGGCTAGCTAATTCCGGTTGAGCAGCAACAAATGTAATTAAAGATCCTGTCCACTGGTCTTTTGTGTATCCGCTACCTGAGGTAGGACTAAAATACCCATAGTCTAGAGTCGGATAATAAACATTTACATTACTTCCAAATGCAGCACC